CGGCCCAGCGTGAAGGTGTTCTTCGCCCAGATGATGAAGGTCGACCACTTGCCGCCCGCCGCGCGGAAGGCCGATTGCAGCGTGTCCAGTTCACTGGACGACATCGCCACGTAGAGCGCACCACGGCAATGCGCCACCATCGGCGTCAGCGCCGCCAGCAGGAAATCGTGGAAGCCGTCACCGAGGTTGTCGTTCAAGATCGCGCGATCCTTGCCGCGTAGCTTGTCTTTCGCGCTGTTGGCGTAGTTGACGTTGTACGGCGGATCGGTGAACACCATGTCCACGGCCTCGCCAGCGAGCAGTGCCGCGTAGCTCGCGGCCACGGTCGCGTCGCCGCACAGCAGACGATGCGGGCCGAGCTGCCAGACGTCGCCGGGGCGTGATACCGGCGTCTCGCCGACCTCCGGCACTGCGTCCTCGTCGGACTGGCCCTCGTTGACCGGCTCGTCGCTCGCCAGCAGTTCGGCCAGCGCGTCGGCGTCGAAGCCGGTCAGGTCGAGGTCGAAGCCTTCGTCCTGCAAGCCTTCCAGTTCGACGCGCAGCAGTTCCTCATCCCACCCGGCGTTCTCGGCGATGCGGTTGTCCGCGATCACCAGCGCGCGGCGCTGCGTCGGCGTCAGGTGGTCGAGCACGACCACCGGCACCGCATCGAGGCCGAGCTTCTGCGCGGCGGCCAATCGTCCGTGACCGGCGACGATCACGCCGTCGCTGCCCGCGAGGATGGGGTTGGTGAAGCCGAACTCCGCGATGCTCGCGGCGATCTGCGCCACCTGCGCCTCACTGTGCGTCCGCGCGTTCCGCGCGTAGGGGACGAGCTTGGCGGTCGGCCACTGCTCGATTTTGTCGGCCAGCCATTTCATGCCATTACCTCGACTTCACGGTCGGCGGCAACGTCATCGAAACTCTGCCCCGTGGCCAGCAGCGTGACGGCGACTTCGGGATGGTTCTGCCGGAAGCGCCGGAGGGCGACATCGACATACTCCGGCGCAATCTCGACCGAGCGGCAGACGCGCCCGGTGCGCTGCGCGGCCAGCATCGTGCTGCCGCTGCCGCCGAACGGTTCGAACACCACATCGCCCTCGACGGTGAATGCCTCGATGACGAACTGCGGCAACGCGACCGGGAACACGGCGGGATGGTCGATGCCTTCCCCGATCTTGCCCTTGTGGCGCATGACGCGGATCACCGAGTCGGGGATACGCATGTCCTGCGTCGGCTGGCCTGCGTGCGTCCAGCCGTTGACCTCGCCATCCTTGCCGCGCATCGCGGTGGACGAGCCATCGGCGCGCAGGTGCGTTTCCTGCCCGGCGAACTTGCAGGGCACGGTCTTGTTCGGCTTGCGGCTGGCGCGGTTGAAATGGAACACGAACTCGAAGCTGGGGGCGAAGCGGCCTTGCCAGTCGCCGGGCATTCCCGGCCCCTGATCCCAGACATACCAGCCGAAGCGCCGCCAGCCCTGCGTGCGCATCCAGCCCAGCCACGCCTCCCAATACGGGACGAACTCGTTGTCGCGGTGGATCAGGCCGAGGTTGACCAGCACCTGGCCGTCGTCGGCTACTGGCAGGCGCGCGAACACGCCACGCATCAGGCCATCCCAATCGGCGATACCGCCGGAGGTGTAGTCGCGCTGGTTGCCGTAGGGCGGCGACGTGAAGCACAGCGCCGCGCGCTCGTCCGCCATCAGCGTGGCGACCACATCGGCATCGGAAGCGTCGCCGCAAATCAGGCGATGCGCGCCGATGGCCCAGACGTCGCCCGCGCGGGACACCGGCGTGGCCGGAGCATCAGGCATCTCGTCGGCGTCATCTGTGGCGTCGTCGTCCTGCGCCTCGGCGTCGGAGGCTTCCTCGTCCGCGAGCAGAGATTCCAGTTCGGTGGCGTCGAGGCCGGTGAGCGCGAGGTCGAAGCCGACCTCGGACAGTTCGGCCAGTTCCAGCGCCAACATCTCCTCGTTCCAGCCCGCGTCCAGCGCGAGCCGGTTGTCGGCGATGACGTAGGCGCGTTTCTGCGCCGGGGTCAGGTGCGCCAGTTCGATGACCGGCACTTCGACCAGTTCCAGCTTGCGCGCGGCGGCCAGACGCCCGTGACCCGCGATGATGCCGTTGTCGCCGTCGACGAGGATCGGGTTCGTCCAGCCGTACTCGACGATGCTAGCCGCGATCTTGGCGATCTGCGCGTCGTTGTGCGTGCGCGGATTGCGGGCGTAGGGGATCAGCGTTTCGACCTTGCGGTACTCGACGTTCAAGGGATTCAAGGTTTCGGGTTCCGAAAAAACGAAACCCGCCGACGGACGAAGCCGTGGGCGGGTTGGAGTGAAGGGTGCGAACTGGACGGGGTGCGAACCGTGCGAACCTTGGTTCGCACCCTGACGCTAGGAAAGCGTCGCGCTCGCGCCCCCCGCATGGCGATAGGCCCAGGAAGGGCCCATCTCGATTTGGGAATTGGCTGCGCTCACCACTGTCCAGAAGATAGCTGAAATACTACCCCTGACCGGGGTGATTTGTTGCAGCCTCAAAAACCGCACATGACCGCTAATGCACGCGCGTTGCCGACCACGCACGCGAAATCACGCCAAAACCCTACGCGGTGACGACGCCGTTGAGTTGGTCGGTGACCGTCTGCAAGGCGCGCTGCCAGTGCCGCCACGCCGTCGTGCGGTCGCAGGCAAAGCGAACCGAGATATCCCGCCAGCCGTAGCGCTTGGCGCGCATCCACACCAGATGCCGTTGCTCGACCTCCAGCCACTGCACCCAGCGCATCACCTCCAGCATCCGTTCGATGGCCTCGGGGCTGGGTGGATACGGACGGTAGACCCGCTCATCGGCCGCGAAGGTTTCCCATTCGCGGCGGGCGATGGCAGGCCAGCAGTTGAAGTAGCCCTGCACCCGCACAGGTGGCAAACGGCGTCCGGTGCTGGCCGCTTCCTCGAAACGAGCAGCCACGTCGCCGATAGTCCAGGCATTGCGACGGTCAGCCATGGCGTCGTCCTCCTGTACCGTAGAGGCGCTCGCCGATCTGGCGCACCAGTTCGCGTTCCATCCAGTCGAGGCGTTCGTCGTCCGCGTTGACGACAAGGATGTGCTGATCGCGCCAGCCGCGCTGCTTGATGACGTCCACGTCCTGGACATCGGGTTGCAACCGACCGAGCGGGCAGCGGTATTGGGGTGTTGGCACCTTCATCTCACACCTCCCGTTCCAGTGCGTGCTGTGCGATGGCCCAGTGCAGCAGCGCCAGCGCATCGGCCTCGTTGTCGTCGACAGGCTGGTGGCCACGCGCACGAATGGCGGCGATCACGTCCTCCTTGCTCGCGTTGCCTTTGCCGGTGGCATGCTTCTTGATCGTGCCGACCGGCACGCCCTGATACGGGATCTGGTGGTGCTCGCACCACGCGGTGAGCGTGGCGAGAAACCCTCCGTAGGCGTGGGCCGCATCGGTCGAGACGTGGCGGCGAACCTCCTCGAAATGCAGGCAGTCGATGCCGTCGGCCACGGCCTTCAGTTCCGTGAGCCAACGCTTGAAGCGCAGGAAGCGCATTCCGCCGCCTTCGAAGCGTTGCGGCCGGAAGCTCTCGGAGCCGCTGGTTATGTGGCCGTCGCTGCCGCGCAGCGCCCAGCCGGTGGTGGTGCCCAAGTCGAGGGCGAGGATGGTCGTGGTCATGGTTGCAGTCCTTGTTTCGGTTCGGACTGACGCACCGGACGCAGCACATCGAAACTCCCATGAGGCGTGCGCACGCGCGCGCGCGGGGAAGTAACGACGTAGTGCGTCAAATGCGTCAGTCGGATGTGTCGGCATGGCGGTCAGTCGTCGGCGTATGGGGTGTAAGCGGGTGTGGGCGGGTGCTTGAGGCCGACGCCACGGAAGCCGCGAACGCCCGCCGTGTTGCGCCACTTCTCGACGCCACGGGTGATGAGCAGATCGGAGAAGCGGCGCTGCGAGCCGATGAACTCGCCAGCGGAGTCGGCCCACTGCTTCCAGTCGTTGAACAGTTCGGCGGTCAACGATTTCGCGTTGGCGTCGCGCACGCAGCGTTCGTCGAGCCAACGGCCCAGCGCGTCCTCGGCCTCGAAATACTCCTCGGTCGCTTCGAGCACCTGCTGCGGCGGATCGAGCCTGCCCAGACGCTGCCAGTCGAGACAGCCCTGAACCGCCCACGTCAAGATGCCGTCGCGTTCGGCCAGGAGCTTCTGCTGGAGCAGCTTGTCGCGGCGTTCGGGCGGCACGGTGATCGTGAACGGGATCAGGTGCAAACGCCGCTTCATCGCTTCGTCGATGTTGCGGATGGCAGGTTTGTGGTTGCCCGCCACGAACAACTTGAACTGCGGGAAGAACTCGAAGAAGTCCTGCCGCATGAAGCGCGCGGAGATCTTGTCGCCGCCCGTGAGGTTCTTGATCTTCGACTCGGCCCAACGCCGCCCCTGTTCGGTTTCGATGGCGGCCACGAAGCGCGCGCCGCGCAGTCCGGCCATATCGGTCGGGTGGCGGTCGGTGCGCGTTTCCATGAAGGTGTCCATCGGCGCGTTGGCCGCGTAGTCGCCCAGGATCGTGGCCAGCGTGTTGACGAACACCGACTTGCCGTTCGCGCCCGTGCCGTACAGGAAGAACAGCGCGTGCTCCTGCGTCGAGCCGGTCAGCGCGTAGCCGGTCATGCGCTGCAAGTAGGCTTGCAACTCGGCGTCGCCGCCCGTGACCTCATCAAGGAACTGCCGCCAGATCGGGCAATCGCCACCTGGCGTGGCCGTGGTGATCTTGGTCATCCGGTCGGCACGGTCGTGCGCGCGCTGCCTGCCGGTCTTGAGATCGACCACGCCGCCGGGCGTGTTGAGCAGCCACGGGTCGGCGTCCCATTCGGCGGTCGTTGCCGCGTGCCTGCGATCTGCGCGCGCCAGCCGTTCGACACCTCCGACCGTGCCGGAGCTGGCGAGCTTGGCGGCGATCTTCAGGTTCTCGGCATGGACGGCAGCGTGACGGCAGACGCTACGGATCAGGTCGGTGGCCGCCAGCGTGTCCTCGGTGCGCCAGCGGTGGCCGTCCCACACCAGCCAGCGTCCCCACGCCGCGACGTAGCGCCAGTCGCGGTGGTAGCGCCGGGTGAAGGCCAGCGCCAACGCATCCTCGGTGCCCCACACGGATTCGTCGCTGCTGACGACCGGCGCGGCATCCTCGTCGATGTCGTGCATCTGGAGGCGCGGGCCGTGGGTGAGGAAGGCCGCGACGTCGAAACCCTCGGCCACGGCGTCCGCCGCGTCCCAGCCTTCCGCCGCTTCTTCGGGTGGGTACAGGATGTGGCAGGTCTTCGCGCCCGCCGACAGGATGGCTTGCGCCGCTTGGGTTGCGTACTCCCAGCCCGGTTTGTCGCGGTCGGGCCAGATCAGCACGGCCTTGCCCGCCAGCGGCGACCAGTCGGTTTTCTCGACCGGCGCGTTCGCGCCGTGCATCGCGGTGGTGGCGCTGACGCCCGCGTCGATCAGCGCCTGCGCACACTTCTCGCCTTCGACCAAGACCACCTGCGCGGCGCTGGCCATGCCCGGCTGGTTGTAGAGCGGACGCGGATCAGGCGGAGCCATCTTGCGCCGCTTGGCGTCCCACGGACGGAACTCCTTCTTGCGGCCGGGCGGGTCGTAGCGGTAGACGACCGCGATCAGCTTGCCGGAGGCGTCGAGGTAGTCCCACTTCGCGGTGGCGGGGCCGAGGTCATCGACGGGTGCCTCTTTCTTGCCCTTGCGCACCGGTGCCGACGGTGCGCGTCCGAGCAATTCGGTCGCCGCATCGAGCACGCGCGGGAAGTCGGCGTGGGCGTCGATGCCGAGGTGTGCGGCGATCAACGCGAAGACATCGCCGCCGTCGCCCGTGGCGCGATCCGTCCACAGGCCCGCCTTGTCGCCATCGAGCACGATCTCCAAGCTGTCGCCCGGACTGCCGAGTACGTCGCCGGTGAGGAACTTGCCGCCGCGCTTGCGGCCCGCCGGGAACAGCGCGGCCAGGACCGATTCCAGCCGCGCCAGCAGTTCGGCGCGGATCGCTTCGCGTTCGGCGTCGAGGTCACGAGGAACAGGGGTGTGCGTGTCGTTGAAATCAAGCATCCGCAGCCTCCTCGTCGGAGGGTTGCTGCGCGACGATCCACGCTTCCAGTTCGTTGGGCTTGAAGCGAACGAGCTTGCCGACGCGGTAGTGCGGGATGCGGCGCTGCTGGCGTTCCTTGGCTTGCGACAGCCAGTAGGTCGGCAGGTTGAACATCAGCGCCGCTTGGCGCGCGTCGATGAATTGCTCGCCGAGCACCTGATCCAAAGGGGTGTGGTTCATGTCGGCCTCCAGCAGCGGTCTTGCCACGCGCACATGCGGCACTCGAAATGGGTGGCGTCGTTGAAGTTGCGCGGCAGCAGCTCACCGGCTTCGGTCGCGGAGATGACCTTGACCGCGCGGTCGGTCATGCGCTGCGCCAGCGACGAATCGAAGTCAACCAGCTCGACGTAGATGTCCATCGAGTCGGCGTTGATCGCGGTGAACAGCGCCGGGTGCTCGTGCAGTTGCAGGTGCGCCTGATACAGCGCAACCTGCGACGCATACACCGGCTTGGCGACCGCGAGGCCTTTGGCTTCCAGCTCGCGCCACGCCTTCGCACCGAGGCATTTGTTCTCCCACAGCGCGGGATAGCGAAAGCCCTCCGGCCCGCCGACGAGCACGCCATCGACGTGACCACGCAACCGACCGTGCGCGTCGGAGAAACCGAACTGGCCACCGTCGGGCTTCTGCGTGCGCAGGTCGAAGCCTGCCGCGCGCAGCCATGCCACCATGCAGTCCTCCATGACGTGGCCGCGTTCGAAGATGCGCAGCATCCGCCCACCGGTGTCGCGCCCGTGATCCACGGGAGCCTTGGCGTATTCGAACTGCAAGGCGCGCTCGCACTCGATGCCCAGACGCGATGCACCGAGGTAGTCGCGTGCGGGTTGCTGCTCGCGCACGCGCTGCATTCCGATGTCGATCAGCGCCGTGATCTGGCCAGAGACGCTGGCCGAGGAATTGAAGTCCATCATGGCTTCTTCCCCTCCGGCTCGTCCCAAAACGCCTTGTCCTCCAGATCGGAGAATCCGAACGGATCGGGCGTCGGCTCCATGCCGCGCACGGGCGGGTACTTGGTCGCCTCGTGGTGCTCGACCATCGCCTCCGTGTAGCAGGTGACGATGGCGTCGATGACGCGCAGCGCCTCGGCTTCGGCGTAGTCGCCCAGCGGTTTGTCGAAGCCGATCTCGCCCGCCGCCTCGCCGAAGGCCTTCAGGCATTTGTGCATCGCGCTCAGCTCGACATCAGACGGATCGATCATGGCGACCTCCGTCTTGGGCGTGCGCCCTTCCTTCACGCGCATCCAGTTGCCGTACATCTGGTGAAAGACGTCCTGACAGCGGCGCGAGCAGAACACCCAGTCCATCACGTAGCGGCGCGGATCGGCGGTCTTGAACCGGCCATCCGTGTGGCCGTAGCCGCGCGCCTGTCGTTTGCAGACCCAGCATTTCATTCGCCTCCCTCACTGCGCCCACGCGGGCTTGCCGGTCACCGGCGCGCGCTGCGGCGCGGCGGGCGTGGCGGTGGCGTAGGACGAAGGCGCGGCCTGTGCCGGAGCGCCCGACGTGCCGCCGCCGGTCTTGGTCTTCGGCGGCACGCCCATGAACTTGGCGTAGTCGGGGTGGTCGGGTTCGACCGCCAGCTTCACGACGTTGCGATCACCGCCCTTGGCGTCCTTCTCGACATCGACGCGTGCGAGGAACTCGATGCCGTCCAGTTCGTGGAAGCCCTGGATGCGGCGTGCCGCAGAGGCTTGTGGGCTGTTGTCTTGCGGATGGACGTTGCGGGCGCTGTTGAGCGCGGCGCGGATGAAAGTACGCCCCATCTGACCCCAGGTCGGCCCCTTCGGCGAGTACAAGCCAATGTTCGACCACATCTTGCGTTTGGCGTGGTCGCCTGCAGTCACCACGAACTCGGCAGCGAGATAGACCGAGCCGGTGTCGAAGGACTGGGTGGCGTAGCCGCCCGTCCAGTTCTGCGACGGGTCGTCGTGACCACCGGGTTTGATGGTCATGCGCACCGGGACGATGGTGCCCTTGGGGATGAGGTCGAAGCCTTGCTGCTGCTCGGCGTCGTTGAAGTCGTTCCAATTCTGTGTGGTCATGGCGATTACTCCTGAGATTCGTGGGATGCGGGGATGGCGGCGCTGGCAGGCGTGGCTGCGCCCGCGCACTTGGCGATCAGCGCGCCGAGATCGGGCGGTTCGAGCAGGCCGAGGCGACCGCTGCGGTCTTTGGCCGGGAAGCCGTAGGGATTGACGGTGTGGGTGACGAAGGCGCGGTAGGCGCTGCCGTCCTCGGCCTTGATTTCGGCCAGCGTCACGACCTCATCGACGATGCCGGGCAGTTCGAGGCTGGTCTTGCTGCCCTCGATCTGCGGCACGAACACCTTGCGGTTGTAGTCATCAAGGCGTTCGTCGAGGATGGCGACGAACACCACGTTCTTGCCGCGCGCGTGCTGCAGGTGGGTCAGTGCACCGATCATTTCCTGCCCGAGCAGGCCGTAGGCTCCGCGCATGTCAGGCTTGCCGGTGCGGTCGCTGACCGCGCCCGGCTGCGTCTTGCACCACGCGAAGCACTGGCGCGAGAGCTGCGTGATCGAGTCGAGGAAGAAGGTCTGGTAGCGGCCCAACTGCGCCGGATCGCCAAACTTCTCGACGACGTGCTCGAAATGTGTCTGAGAGAACGCCGACTCCGGTGGCAGCGACTTGTCCGGCCCGGCAAGGAATACGAAGAAGTCGCGGCTCTCGGGCCACGAGGCTGGACGGATGGTGTCGCCCGGCCAGTCGGCCACGGCCAGATCACCGGCCTCAATGTCGATGAACAACGTGGTCTTCGGGTCGAGGTCTTTGAGCCGGGTGGTCTTGCCGATACCAGACTTGCCGAGCATCAGGAGCTTGACGCCCTTGCGCTCGGCCATGCGCTGCTGCGCGGAGATGATCGGGAGGGACATCACGCCACCTCCTTCAGCTCGTCGGCGACGGCGGGATTCCAGAGAATCTGGTAGCCGCTGTGGCCGTTGCGCGAGTACGGCATGGCCTCGGCCCACGCTTCACCGGCTTCGGTCAGTTCCCATTCGTCGCGGTCGTTGCGGAACTGGAAACCGCCCGCCGCCAGCAACTGGTTCGTCGCCTTCGCCGAGCGGTTCAGCAGCTTGCCGAGCTGGGTGGCGTTGAGCGAGCAGATCGGCTCGTTGGCGGCGGGCAGCGTGCGGCGCAGCGTCTCGACAGCGAGGCCCGTATTCTCGTGGATGCAGGTCAGCGTCGCCGCCATCGCAATGCCGGACTTGACGCCCGGCACCTTTGCCACGGCGTCGCCGATCAGCAGGATCGCGCTGACGCGGTCGTGGGTCAGCGCGGGCAAGGCCGCCAGCGTGCCGGGGACGGCATACGCGCCGGTCTTGCGGATCGCGGGCAGCACCTCGCCGGTCACCCAACGCTTGAAGCGTTTCGCGGCGTCCTTCGTGCTGCCGAGGATCAGGGCGTAGAGGCCGGATTCGTTGACGTGGTTCTGGCGCTGGCGACCACCTGCCGTAAGGGTCTCCAGTTTCTGGAGATCCTCTGCATCGACATGGGACTTGACCGCCTGAGACGGGTTGCCCATCTCCAGCGCGTCGCAGACGTCGCTGGCGTTGAACCACGGCAGGCCCGCATCATCGACCTGCACGCGCACGGCGCGCGCCTCGAACTGGAAGGGAATGATCGCGCTCATGATCAGCCCTCCCAAGCGACGTCGGCGATGCGGTCGGCACCGCGTGCGGCACGCTTGCGTGCTTCGGTGTGGAGGTCTTCCAGCGCGTTGCGGCGACGACTCAGAGCCAAGGCTTCTGCGTTGGCGGTCTGGATGGCAAAGGCCAGTTCGTCCACCGTGGCCGCTTCGAGCGCGACGGCGATCAAGTTGCCGTCGGCGTTGCGGTAGTGGACCTCCGTGGGCAGGGAATCGCCGTAGATGGACGGCAGCTGCTTGCGCAGCAAAGCGATGAGGCTGGTGCTCATGATCAGTGCTCCGAATCGAGAGAAAGTGTGAAAGACGGCTTGCCCGGCTCGACCGTTCGAGCGGCGGCGAACTCCTGCTGGAGCGACGGCGGCCAGTTGGTGAAGCGCGATTCGGAAACCGCCAGCTTCACGTCGAGGAAGTGCTCGACCTTCTCGCCACCAGCCACGATGTGGGCGGCGATGTCGCCGAGCTTCTTCTGATCCCAACTGACCTTCTTGGGCAGTTCGAACTTGATGTGCAGCGGGCCGTCGTCGAGATGCGCGGTGCCGAAGTCGCGGCCGGAATCGCGCAGCGCTGTGCGTGCCTGCTCGCCGTAGGCGGCATCGAGCGCCGCGTCGAACTTGGTGCGCGCCTTCTTGAGCCAATCGAGGGCTTCGTCGAGGTTCTTGTCGATCTCGGCCTTCTGCGCGGCGGGCAGCGCGGCCAACTGGCTGACGGACATCGCGGCGATGTCGGCGGGAAAGAGGGTGATGTCGTTCATGGCATCGCTCCTCAAACCATCGCGCGTTCGGACGTCGAGTCGTGCAGCGCGTCGCGCTCGAACTCGATGACCGCGTCCACGGGATAGCCGACGCGCTTGGACAGCTTCAGGTAGCGCGGGCCACGACCTTCGCTGCGCCAGCGTTGCAGGGTCTTGGGGCTGACGCCCCACCGCTGGGCCAGTTCGTTCTCGTTGAGTACCCGGCGGTCGCCGGGCGAAAGGCTGTTGATCCCCTGAGCGTTCGCCGATGAGGGCGACCGGGGAAAAGGGCTTGCTGATGTCTGCATGGAACGCTCCTGTTGCGTTGTTGAGGAACAGGTGTCATTCCAAAATTCGGGTGGCGAACCTTGAAGGGACGCAATGGCGAACCATGCGGAAACTTCGGGTTCGCTAATCCGCCCGCGCCAACGAAAACGGCGAGCACATGGCTCGCCGTCGTCAGCGGAAATCGGGGACGGGGTTCAGGCGTCGGCAAAGCCCAGCAGCCGACGCTGTTCGACCCAGTCGCGGGGCAGCGGGTCTTGGCGGCCGCGCAGCGTGTGCAGGTTCAGATGCCGGGGTTGGCGGCCCTCGAAGATCGCCTCGACGATGTCCGGGGCCAGCATGGTCATGCGCAGCACCTCGGCCGCCCAGCCTGTCTCCACTTTCAGCGCGCGCGCCAGATCTGCGGTCGTCGGATAGACGCCTTCGTCGATCAGCCGCTTCCAGTAGAAGGCCTTGCCGAGTGTCTTGATCATCGGCGCGTCGAGGCCGCCCGTTGCACCAGTGGCGTCAGGCGCGGGCGGGATCAGCAGTTTGCGGTTCTGGCGGTGCTTGATCGTCAACGGCACCAGCGTGACCCGTTGACCGCCGCTGACGTAGCTGCGGGCATCGGTGCCAACCTCGATGTGAACGGTGCGCTTGCGCGGGTTCGCCGTGGTGGTCATGCCAGCGCCTCCTCGGTCTGCTCGCGGGCTTCCTCGACAAGCGGGTGCGCGCCGATGTCGGCCCCGAACCCGATCCAGCCGTCCTCGCGCCAAACGATGTCCAGCCCCTGCGCGTGCAGTTGCACCCGTTCGATCAGCAGCCGCGTGATGCGTTGCTGCTCGGCGGGGAACAACTGCGCCCACACGTCGCCGATGCGTTGCATGGCCACGACCACTTGCGCTTCGTCGAGCTTGCTACCTGCAGGATGCTGCTGGCAGGCCCGCCACACCGCGATCAGCATCTGCGGCGCGGAGAGCGCCGCGTGGATTTGCGCCAGCACCGCGTTCTCGATTTCGGCAGCGGGCAGATGGCCGACGTCCGGCACGCCGGGCGACAGGCTCGCGCCCGCGTTGCGGCGCTTGTGCAGGTAGGGAACGTAGTAGCGATATTGCCGCCCGTTCTTCTTCTTGACGAAGGAGTGCAGCATGCGCTGGCCATCGGGCGCGAACAGCAGGCCCGCCAGCAACGCCGGATGCTTGGCGGCGTGCTCGCGCGGCGCCTGCTTCCTCCGGTCGATGAAGGCGTGCGCGCCGGCCCACAGGCCCGGCGCGACGATGGCGTCGTGCTGGCCCGGATACCACTGGCCGTTGTGGGAGATTTCGCCGAGGTAGATGCGATTGCGCAGCATCGTGAACAGGTACTGCTGGTCGATGGTGCGCCCCGGTCGCTGCCGTCCGGTCTGCGTCACCCACGCCTTCGTGGTGTGGCCTTCGATGTCCAGTTCCCGCACCAGCCGCGCCGCCGAGCCGTGCTCGCCGTAGCGCCGGAAGATGTCGCGCACCAGCGCCGCCTCGCGTTCGTTGACGATGAGCTTGCGCTCGACGACGTCGTAGCCCAAGGGCGGAACGCCGCCCATCCACATGCCCTTGGCCTTGCTCGCGGCGATCTTGTCGCGGATACGCTCGCCCGTGACCTCGCGCTCGAACTGCGCGAAGGACAGCAGGATGTTGAGCGTCAGCCGCCCCATCGACGTGGTGGTGTTGAACTGCTGCGTGACCGAAACGAAGGACACGCCGTTGCGGTCGAACACCTCGACCAGCTTGGCGAAGTCCGGCAGGCTGCGCGTCAGGCGGTCGATCTTGTAGACGACCACGGTGTCGATCTTCCCGGCTTCGATGTCGATCATCAGACGACGCAGCGCCGGGCGTTCCATGTTGCCGCCGGAGTAGCCACCGTCGTCGTAGCCGTCGCCGACGGCGATCCAGCCTTCGTGCCGTTGGCTGGCGATGAAGGCGAGGCCCGAGTCGCGCTGGGCTTCGAGGCTGTTGTATTCCTGATCCAGCCCTTCGTCGGTGGATTTGCGGGTGTAGACGGCGCAACGCTTCTTCGGCGTGACCGTCGCTGGCGGGTTGGCGCGCGGGGCACTCATGTCGTCACCTTCTTCGCGGCGGGCGTCTTCAGGCCGAAGAACACCGGGCCCGACCAGTGGCTGCCGGTGATGCGGCCCGCAATCGCGGACAGGCTCTTGAAGCGTTGCCCCTGATACTCGAAGTCGCCCGGGCCGCGCACCAGCACGCGATGCTCGACGTCATCGTAGATGCGTGTGAGGATGGTGCCGGGCAACAGGCGCTGGCTGTCGCCGCGCAGTGCCTTGGGCAGGATGCCGGTTTCGCCGACCTCTTCGAGCTTCTTGCGCAGAGAGGGTTTCAGGCCGCCAAAGGCGTGCTCCTGAATCTTGTAGGCCAGTCGACTCTCCAGCCAGCCGCGATGGTGGTGACCGGGCCGTTCGTCGAAATGCTCGTCCCACAGTTTCCAGAGATCGTCCATCGAGAGATGGGGAATCCCGGCGACCTGTGCGGCGACCGAGGTGGCGGGTGGTGGTGCGTGTGCCGTCAT